GCATTTATCATCCAAAAAAGCCCAACTTAAAAAACCTGTAATCTCTTTATCTTTAAATATTTTATATTGATTAAGTTCTATACTAGGATTTATGTAGTTTAATATTTCTTCTTCTGTGTTCTTTTCATATCTATTAAATGATTTAAAAAATTTAATTATGTTATTAATCATTTTCTACCCCACAGAATATCCTGTACTGTTAAACCTGCAAATTCCATTCCCCTGTCTGTAGAGAAAAATCTTTGCTGACTACCTTCGTTAGTTCTACGTCCTGCTACTCTACTGAAATCAGAAAAATGAGAAGTACAAATTAGATCTATCGTTGCGTTCTTTGTGTTAATTCTATAACTCTCAATAAAACCTTTATCGTATTGGTAAGTGTCAATAAGTGTATCTGTGCTATTTAATAAACCTATATCAATAGTTACTTGATCGTTAGATACATTGTTGTTTAATAAGATAGAAGTAAAAGCACTATCTACTGCTGACAATTGTACAGTAAAGTTAGCTACGTCTAACTCTGCATTTTCTGACTTTGTAGTTATAGATAATAAATGACCACTTGCTGAATATGTATTGCTATTATGTGTAATATCTTTGTAGTGGTTTGTTAATCTTTGTGGTGTAGGAAAATTAATTTCTACTAATAGAATAGGTTTTATAGACTGATTAGCTAATTCAGTTTTTAAGGCAGTAGATAAACCTCTTGCCATTATAGAGCCTCAATAAAATCTACTTCAAAACCATATAAATTATTTACACCCAAACTAACTTCTTGTACGTCATTGGTTAGTCTAACAGTAAAAGGAACAGCATCGTAAGTTACAGATTCATCATCTGCTAAAGCGCTTCTTAAAGGTGGTTCAATTGTTATGGTACTTGCATTACCAGAAGGAGTAACATCATCAACAATCATGTACACTTTGTCATGACCACCAAATTTAATTTTATCTCCTGCTTTAAAACTTTGTGCAGTATCAGATGTATGTCCGTCAATAGCAATTGTGGTGTCACCTGCACTATGTACACCATTAACCAATATAGTTCCTGTTTCTGAACCTTCTGCGTAAGATATTTTAGGCAATACAATAGTAAAAGTTTCTTTTTGTGATCTTTGTTTCATAATAAAAGCATAGACAGGATTAAATTCTGATACATCCATTGGTGAATATCTTGCTGTAAATTTCCACCTTTGACCGTCTACTTGTACTGCAAACATTTTTCCACTATCAGTCGTTGATGTAATTGTTTTTTGTTCTGATGCAAAATTAACTGATTGAAATTCTGGTGATGTTGGATATGTACCACTCATTAAATTAATGCCTCTTTACCTTGTTGATTTAAACTTTCATTAATCATACTAATAATAAATCCTCTACGTTTAGATAATAAATCATCAAATCCTTCTGTGTCATTTGCTTGTATGTTAAAAGTTATATTAACTGCTTTCATTCCGTTTTGTTGTTTTAAATCATCATTAGAAACAATCCTACCACTAGAATTAGGCACGAATAATTCACGACCTGCTTCACCAACCATGTACGGCTGACCTTCACGAACAGGACCACCATACCTACGACCAGAATATTGTTGAGAACGAATAACAGAAACTTGCGCCATACCTTCTGCAATAGTGGCGGCGGCGGCGATTGCACCAAACGGCCACCCACCAAACTTAGCATAGGCTTGAACTGCCGCTTCTCTTGTAGCAATAATAGTCTTTGCAATTGCTAGGGCTTTATAAATTCTAAACGCTTTGGCGTTTAATGAGCCTAACTTTTCAAATGTAGACAAAGAAGTATCTAACATAAAATTATTAAATTCTCTTTGCATTTGTTTTTTAGCATCATTAGCTTTTTTTTCTGCAAGAAAGTTTTTCATAACTAAGGCTTGTGATTTTTGGAACGCTTCCATTTCTGCGTTCTGTCTTTCTGCAATTCTATCTAAAGCGTCTTTATGTGCTTGAACATGAGCATCTTGTTGTACGCCTATTCCTTCTTCTATTGTGTTTGTTATTTTAGCGTTTTCTTCTCTTAGTGTTTGAATAACATCAATAAGACGTTGGAACAATTCCATAGTATCCATTCCACTTGTGTTTGTAGTTTGGAAAGCAGTTCCTAAATCTCCTAATTGTTCTTCTACTTTTACAATTTCTTCTCTTAAATATTCTGCCATTTTTGCAGTATCTGTAAAACCGTCTCCTTTACCACTTTCGTAAATCTCTAACTGTTCTTTTAATTTTTCTAATCGTTTTGTTAATTTATCTGAAGCTGTATCAAACAAACCTGTAAAACTAATCAATTCTTTTAAATTGGTCATAAAGGTTTCAATACCAATTATTAGATTGCCTAAAGCCATAATAATTGCCTGTATTGCACCTAATAATTTATCAACCATTAATTTTGCAAATGTTTCTATTCCACCGTTAGAAGCAACAAAATTATCAAACATCTTACCTAGTGTTTCTGTAATTTTTTCTAAAGTAGGTGCAAGACCAACGGTAAAATTTTGAACCAATCCTGTAATTCTGAATTTCATTCTAGTCATTGAGTCGTTTGCATCTTCTACTCTTTTGACCATATCAGCAGATAATGTTAAACCAAACTTTTCTGCTTCTTCTCTAATTTTTGTTAAACCTGCCGCCCCCCCTTCAATAGCAGTTAATAATTCAATATTACGACCACCAAATAATTTATAAGCTATGGCAGTTTTGTCTGTAGAACCTTCTAACTTGTTTAAGGCATCAGCAGTTAATTCAAACTGTGCAAATAAATCTCCGTTTGTTGCTTTTAAATCTTCTGCAGTAATTCCTAATTGTTCAAATGCTTCTTTTGCTATACCTGTGCCTTTGACAAGAAAGTCATTAATACCAACTGCTAAAGTTCTAGCACCTTTGGCAAATGCTTCTAATGACGTACCACCCAGATCGGCGGCCAGTCGAAACGCTCCTAAATCTTCTGTTGAAATAAATAATTGACGTGAAAGTTTACCGATTTTATCAATAGCACTTAAACTATTTTTAACTAATAAACCGATACCTGCAACACCAACTGCCGCTACAATTGCTGTCTTAAAACTTGTTAATGCTTTTGTAATTCCACCAAGACCTTTTTTGATTGTACCAAATGCTTGTTTGGTCCTGTCTTTAGCTGTGATGTCAAATTTAAGTTTATTAGCCATTCTTTTTTCGGTTTTTTTGTTGCTTATCTAAATATGCTAACCACAGATTAAACTCTGTTTCAGACATATTCAAGGTCTGGCTAATAGGTTGTCGTAGTAGTTCGGATAGGAAGCAAATAGCCTCTAACTCCCTATCCTCATTTAGTTTTTTTCGAAATCCTCAACGCTTGGAGCAACCATAATTTCTTCAGCAACACGAGATAAAACATCTGGGTCTACTTTAAACATTAAGGTTTCTTTATCTTCTAAACTGAATAATTTATTTCCGTCAGAATCTTTTGACTTCATGATTAGAACGTCTGCTAAAACCCCAATATCATCTGCCTTTGTACCTTTGTACAATCTTCTTTTCTCAGCTAATGTCATGGGGGAAACAAAAATTTCTAACGCATTACCGTCAGCATCTTTCCATTCGGGAACTTCAATTTTTCTAACACCTTTGCTAGAAAAATGTTCTACTGCAAACTCAATTGCTTTTGATTTCTTAGACATGATTAAGTTATAAACCTAAATATCTAAAAATCAATATTAAGAAACAGTGCCTCTAGTTAAATCGCCGTTTAGTGTTGCGTTGAAACTTGCTTCAATGATTCCGTCTGTAGGTACTGAAACACTTGTAGAAGTTACAATAAAACTTCCTGTGTAATAGTAATCGCCAGAGTCTGCACCTTCTGGGTATAAGTTTAAAGTTACTTCTGAACCTTCTGTAAAAGCAATCTGTCCGTTAGTATCGGTTTCATCCCAAAAGCACTCAACTGTAGCTGTTGCACTTTTTTTACCAACCTTATAACTTTTGCTTGTGTCAGAAAGTGTAGTATCTTCCAAAATTTCCGCAGAGGTGTCTAAACTGAACGATCTTACTTCTGCAATTGCATCAGTTCCGATTTTGACAGTTCCGTCTACGCCTGTATGTGTTGCCATTTTTACTCCTTAATTGTATTTGGTTTTATCTTAAAAATAGGTTTATCAGATTTTTTTTCTGTTGTGTATCCCATTTTTTTATAATAATCGACCATATCTTTAGTTACCAAAATAGTATCTTTGCCATTTGGTTTATACATTTTAATACTCATTCTATGCTCCTGTTTGTACTGCGTTTTCTACAGTAACATAATCAACAATATACGTAAATCTGACAAGCCCTACCTTCTGTGTTGCTTCTTCAAATTCTATTTCTGTAGTTTGTAATTTTGTATCTTTTGCATTACCGCCACGTGTTCTATCTGTTGCCATAGCTTCTTCTATTTCTTCTGAAATGGTATCAATAGTATCATCAATGTTTGCAGTGGCTTTTATATGTCCTTCAATAACACAAGTTAATTGTCTGTGTTGTGTTCTAGAAGATGATGTGATTGTATATTCAACAACATTATCATCTTGTGTGTAAACCATTAACGCAGGTAATTTTGCGTAGTTAATTGGAAATATTCTAGTTTCATAAACACTGCTTCCTGTAGTAGCTAATCCAGTTAATGTTGTAACTATATTTTCTCTGATTGTTTTTCTTATATGTGCCATTAATCTTGTTCAATAATTAAAACAGTCATACCATTTCCGTCTGGTCTAACTTCTCTTACTGTATAATCGGTGCCTCCTGTAGATAGGCTATCACCAAAAGAAGCAGAAGAAACGTAGGAAGTCCTAGTCGTAAAACTAGTAATAGAATATAGTACATCAACTTCCCCACCTCCACTAATATCCTCTGACTCTTGGTCAAGAATACCATAAATAGTAGAAGCCGAACCTCCTTGTGGTGTGTACGTTGCAACTTGGGCAAAGTCATCTGTGTTTAAGTATATATCCCTAATTTCATCATCTTCAATCATATCTTATCTCTATCACATTTTTTGTAGGTATGACAGTTATGTCGGAAAATGATTCTATCTTTCCTTCTTCATCAAAACAAACAGAAGCAAATGTTATAGTTACATCTTTGTCTTTTTTAAAAAGATGACCTTTGGTATTACAGTTTCTAGGTTTTAATTGGGATATTTGTTCTTTATCCATCCATTCTGCAAAACTAACAATATCAATCCAATCTATATCTACTTTTTTATAAGGGATTTCCATTGATTTGTACTTACTAAAAAAGATGAATTAGCTTTGGTTAGCGCGTGAACAGTTTTTTTTTCTTCTTAACTGGTTCAGCTTTTGCTTCTGGTTTAGCTTCTTTTACAGATTCGTCTGTCTTTACAGCTTTACCCATACCAATCAAATATTGTGCATCATTTTCTGAAGCATCAACAACTTGACCAACTGCCACAAATTCACCTTTGATGTATGTTGCTTTTAAGATTTTAATTTTCATGGAATAAATTTATATGAGAGAAAGGGGGGAGTCAATTCCCCCCTTGTTATTTATATTTATGCGTTTGCGTCTAAGATAGCTGAGAAAGACTCTGCGTGTCTTACTGCAATATCAATATCATAGAAAGCCGCAATTCTTGTTGCCGCTTGTGTTGATAATGAATATGGGTCTACCATAACATCTAGGTTGCCCCATTCTGCAATAAACAGATCACCCCAGTTACCAAAAACGATAGCAGAACAGTTACCAGATGAGGTTCCTTTTGTTAGGTTATCTGGTACGTTTGTTGTTGTGTACAACTTATAACCTAATAAAGAATCTCTGTCGTTCATAATCATTACTGAATCAGTAGATGATACTTTAACTGTTTGCATCAATCTTGATGCCTGTAAAGGACTGGTGAAGAAAGATAGGTTGCCTAAAAGAGCATTGTCTGTAGCAACTTCTTTCCATAAGTCTACAATGTCGCCATAAGTAGCGGCACCACCATTAGTTCCAAGAGCAACAGAACCAATACCAGACTGGTTGATTACACCAGTAGGTTGGTTTGATGAACCTGTACCTTGAATGGCCGCCTTATCAACAGCATTAGCAAGACCTGTGATTACGTCTGTTCTTACGATTGTTTCAATCGCAGGAGTAGACTGCATCATAAGATGTCTTGAGATGTCCACATAAGCAGCCACAGTTTTTGGATTCATTGTGATCTGTCTGTATGTTGGAGCTCCTTCAGTAGGTGCAGAGTTTTCTGCTACCCAGTATGCTGTTGTTGTAGCGTTTGCTGCAGGGATTGCAACATCGCCCTGTAAACCACTTAGTACAGTAGCACCTGCTTCTCTTACGTATGAAGCACTTCTTAGTGCATCAACATAAGAACCTGCAAGTAAATCAGTAGCAACTAAGTTACCACCTGCTGACGCAGTACCTTGTGTTAAGTCCCTTTGATACCAAGAAACATCGCTAGGAACAAATACACCTCTAGGGGTTTTACCTGATCTCTTAGCAATTTCTTCTGATGCTTCTTTTTCTAACTGTGCATTTGACCAGTCTTTGGTTGCCATAGCTTTGATAGCTTTAGCTAAAGAGTAATCTCTTGCTTCTTTTTTAGATAAGCCGAGTTCATCAGCTTTCTGTTCCAAAGGTTTAGCGTTACCGATGTGATTTAGAACAATACCTCTAAATTCTGCAACTGAGTTACCGTCTTGCATAGCCTTTTCGGCTAAATCAGAACAGTTATGCTTAGCACCAAGAGCTGAAATTTCTTTAATTCGTGCTACTTCCTCTTTTCTTGCATCTTCTGTGATTTGTCTAACATCAACACTTGGCTTTTCTACCTTTGGAGTTTCTACTACGTTTTCATCCATAGTTTTTTTCTCCTTTGTTTGTTGTTGTTGTTCTTGTCTAGATCGACCAACACCTACTGTAGTATCAGCAGGTATGGAAACACTAGACACTTCAAGTGGTCTCCAAGAAACACGATAAGAATCCATTTCATCTTCTTTCTTGCGTTCCATTTTGACCATATTGGTTACTTCGTATCCGACAGAAATATTCTTTCTGATACCGTCTACTATGTCTTGAAAGACTTCTCTAGCAAGATTAGAGTTTCCAAATCTAACTGTAGCACGACCGACCTTGTCGTTTTCGCTAATAGAAGCGTTCTCAATTACACCAATCTGTTTTGTTGCATCGTGATCTAACAATAAAGGTGCGTTACCACTTTGCAAAAACTTCATATCCACATCATCCATTTTATGAGATAAAATTTCCATACCAAAACTTCTTGGATATGGTTCCTCTGATGAAAAGGCTAAATCAACTGTTCGTTTATCTTCATCGTATGCTTTTGATTTTGATTTATCTAAATGAAAAACCCTTTCTAATTTCATAGGGGTTTTGTTTTCTTTTGTTTCAATTTCTTCTGACATATCTTTTTCTTCCTCGTTTTTAATTTGACCTACTTTCTTTTTTGCCCAACTAAAACCTGCATCGCCTCCCCATAATGCCCAAGCAATTCTACCATTTGACGGATATCCGTCTTCGCCTGCACTAAATCCTTCTGCCTGTTTATCAACTTCGTGTCTACTAAAAAAACTATACATTCTTTTAACAGTAGAAATCGAAAGTTTTTGTTTGTTTGCAATAGACCTAGCCCTAGCTATACCAACTGCTGTTCCACCTCTCCCAAATTCACGACGCCACTCTAAACCTTTTTTGGCTTCTGAAACCATACCGTCTGTAGGAACAGTATCAATATCCGATAATGCTCTATCGTTTTCTTCATCTAAAAATTCAGATATATCTTCTTCCGATTTTCCAAATTCAATAATATAACTTTCGTCGGTTTCTTCTATATTCTGAATGTGTTTAGTTTCCATAGTTTATTCTTATCTAATTTTCCTCATCATTTCCAGTAACATCAGCAATTTTTTCTGGTGAACCAAATGGTTCAAACGCTGTAGTAATACCATATTCTTTAGCCATTTCTCTTTCATACTGTATTTGTGCAAAAACATCTTCAATATCTCTGCCATAACTAGCTTGTACATCTGAATAAGAAATAAAACCATTCGCCATTCCAACAGCTAAAGCATCAATTTCTTTTTTAGGGTCAATCCACTGCCAACCTCTAGGTTTCCAAACTGGTGTATTGAATTTATTATATTTACTAGCAGGTAAACCATTTAACAAATCAGTTAATAAAGCCATATCTAACCAATGCTCATAAATTTTATTATGAAACTTATCTATAATTTTAGACTGTTCACATTTCCAATGATCTCTTTCTTCTAAAGCACCTTGTCTTAAACTAGAATAGTTTACGCTTTCTAAATCGTTGGCTAATGTGTTGTAACTTACGCCTAGACTACTTGCTATTGCACGTAAAATGCTTTTTGTAAAATCTTTAAAAGCTGATGTTGGGTGTTGTGGATCAAATGCTTGAAATTCCATACCTTGGGGCAATTGCTCAAAATTGCCTGGAGAGGCACTCATGACTGGTGTATGTGTATCAATTAAATCTTCACCTTGATAACCGTCTGCTCCACCACTTTTAAAAAATCCCATTTTACTTGCTGATACTCTTGCGGCCACTAATTCAGCTTCCATATAACCGTCAAGCATTTTTAAATCTCTAATACAAGATGATAAAGGTGGAACGCCTCTTGTTTGGTGTGGTCTTTCTTGATGATAGAAATGTATTATTTCATCAGCAGGTATTCTTTGGTATCTATTAGAATAATTTTCATAAACTGGAAATGATGTATCGTTGGGGTGGTGTTTTAAAATATGATAGTACAATGGTCTACCAAACTTATCTCTTTCAACTCCCATTCTAATTCTTTTGCTTTCATCATTGTATTCGTGATCTAAAAAATCTGATTCAATAAATTCAAAAGCAAACCTATAAGGATTATCAAAATTTTTAATTAGTCTTACAATTACCTCACCGTCACGAGCATAAGTTTCTGCAAACAATCTTTGTGCTTCTAGCCAAGACATTTTTCCGTCTGCAGTTACAGACCTTCCCCAGTTTTTAAATTGTGCTTCAATAATATTATTAGCAAATGTATCTATAGCACCATTTGGGTCTCTGCTTCTAACTTGTAGATGTACACCATTTGGACCAATAACATTGTCTACATAAGCATTTATAAATCTTCTAGCATAAGCATTATTTCTTGAGAGCTCTCTACTTCTTGCACGTAAAGTTTTTAAATTTTGTTTAATCTCAGAATCGGCGGCAAGAGTAGTCGTAAGAAAGTCATTCATTAACCTTCCTGTACTAGCACCATTATAGCTTCGCTTATTTTGTTTGTTTCTCTTTTTAAAAAGTTTGTCTAAGATTCCCATTTTTACCAATTAAACTTTGAGCCATATTTAGAATATGGATTATTTGACAAATTACCATCAAATCTTACTTTGATTGTGTTACCTGTACCTTCACCTCTGTCAATTCTTTCTTTTCTAATTTCTCTGTTTACTTCTGCTCTGTAATAATCTCTCCATTCCAATAATTCAGCAGGCGACATTTTGGATAAACTTCTGTTGCCAATAGAATAGCTTGTTACATCGTGATCTGCTTTTCCCTGTAGTAAACTTTCAATTTTAGAAAGCATAATTTTTGCATGGCTTCTTGTATCCCCTGCATGATCAAAAGCATCATATTTAACTTCAATAATACCTGTATCAATAATTAAAGTTTCACTATCGCTTGTTTGTGTTGCTCTAATTACCCAATGATAAACGCCTTCTGTTAAGGCAGTGGTTACAGAATTGTCAATAGTGAATTTATAACCTGTAGATGTTTCTGTTGTTGTTGCTACAAATGATGTGTTTGCTTGATCTTCTAGTATAGCTTTCCACGACATACTATAACTATCAGTAGGATAATCCACAGCAATATCGTTTCTTTCCCATATTACTGTATCACCCTTATGAAAAAACTCTGGTTCTTTAGTTCGTATGCTTGTAAAAAGATTAGCCATTAAAAATTCCACCCATTGACAAAATTGTTATTTCTAGGTTTAACATACTGCTTACTTTCCTTTTTGTCCACTTTTACAACACTTTGAGATTGTATTTCAAGTCTGTCAGCTAACTTATTTACATCTGTATTTAAAACACTAAAGGCCGCAACTGCATACACACGACAGTCTAACGCTTCATTTCTTGGTCTAATCTTAACCCAATCACGTCTTGCAAAACCTTTATGATATCTTGTTACAATCTTTTCTGCTGTTATTTGTTTAAAATATTCAGCATCATACTTATTGGGAAAATGACAAAACCCTGCTCCGTCCTCTTTCATTTTTAATCTTGCATAAACAAGTTCTTTGGTTGTATCTACACCAACTGAAAACAAAGGTATTTTACCAATGTTGTTTCTTGTAGGTCTACCAATGATTGGTCTACCTTCGCCTGCCACACCTTTGATAGCAAATATTCTTCTGGCAAATCTAGGTTTACAAAACTCATAAACTGATTTGGTGTGGTGTCCACTATCTACACAAGCACTAGCAATTTTTAACTTCATTCCGTTTGGATGTTTGTAACTACGTAATAGTTTTAAATCTACTTGTTTCCAAATTGCAGGAGTAGACGGGTCTCCATAAATAACTTCGTAATCTAATGACCAACTTTCTTCATCTCTACCCCACCCTACTATTTCCATTTCTATTCTGTCATCTTGTACGTCTACACCACAAGTGATAACAGCTATACCGTCTGGTATTTCTTCATCTGGTTTTGTTAAATATTCTTCTCTACGTTTATATAATCCAATGTCGTCTATTTGTTCGCCTTCATCTTCCCAACTTTCACCCAAAAATGTATTAACAAACACCCTTAATGTTTCTGGCATTTTCTTAGCATTTAAAAATTCCCTTACGGCTTCTTCCATTGTAGCCCATACAGAATATAAACCAGATAAATGAAAACCTACGCTTTTACCATTACCTTCTGCTTCTGCTTTCCAATAACCCATACTAATAGATTTGATTCTTTCACTATCTGTCATTTTATGTTCGCATTTTTCACATTGATATCTAGCAGTGGTTGGATTGTTATCTTCCCAAACAACGTGTGACCACTTTAGTATTTGGAAGTGATTACACTTAGGACAGGGTATATAAAATTTTCTTTGATCTGTAGTTTCGAAAGCCTGTTCAATTCTACTAGAACCTTTATTGGTTGGTGTAGATGTTAAAACTATTTTTCTATCCCAGAATGTTGCACTTCTTCTTTTAGCAAGTAGAACAGGATCACCTTCTGAACCTGCACTTGGTGGATAACGATCTACTTCATCACATAATACTATTTTAATTGGTCTTGATGCCAAACTACTAGGACTGTTTGCACCACAAGCTGATATATGCCCACCTTCAAATGATTTGTGTAAAACTGTATTGCCACTATCTCTACTTTTTGCTTCTGCTACCCTGTCTTTCAATAATGGTGTATCTCTTAACATTGTAGACAATCTATCTTGCGACCAACTTCTGGCCATATCTAATGTTGGTTGTATCATCAATATTGGAGCGGGATCATAGTGTATATAATAACCAATTGTATTTAATAAAACTTCTGTCTTACCAATTTGTGAACCAGACATAAAAACAACTTCTTCAATACTAGGGTCTGATATTGCATCCATAATTTCTTTTTGATAAATGGCTCTTGCAGTTTCAAATTTACCTGCTTCAGAACTGGCTTCTGTAGAAAGAACTCTGAACTTATCTGCCCACTCACTTACCGTCAGTTTCGGTGGTGGCTTCATCAGTCGCTGACTCGATTTCAAAATCGTCATCAGACCTTTGCTCTGCACTTGTAATTTCTGCGTTTGCAATCTCATTTAAGACCTCGTATATCCTTTCCTTTAATAATAGTTTAGCTTCATTGATATTGTCTACAGTTACCATTTGAGGTGCCGCCTTATTAGGAAATGATAACAGTTTGGTTTTAATTAGATTCACATAATGTAACCAAGTCTTTTTAACTTCTTTAGTAGATATTAAATCACCTTCCATTTTTGCCTTTTCAATTTCACGCAATTCGGCAGTAGCTAGTGTTAATCTATTTTTGTTTTTTATGATGTCATCTGGTGATATTTCCCCAGACATTTGTAATCTTAAATAGTCAATATAACCTTGAACAGCAGGTACTAATTCATATTTACCACGATCAACTCTAGGGATAATTCCCTCTTTGGTTAATTGTTGTACTCTACGTTCTGATAACTTTAGAAGTTTAGCTATTGTTGTTGTGTTGTAGGTCTGGCTCATTTTCTAATAACGATTGTCTTTTAAATTCTGCGTATTGGATAATCTTATCAATATCTTCTATTTTTTTTTCTATAGAAGTTTCATTACCCTCAACACGCATAACATATTTTAAAACAACAAAACCAAACCAAGATAAATTATTTTTCCAAGTAAACTCTATAGGTTGTATCTTCCATTTTTTATAATGTTGTCCACCTATCTGATAATTCAACGGATTATTTTTCATTTGCTTTCCTTACTACGTTTTCATTAATTTGTGCAAGTTTTAATTCTTCTTTTGTAGTGGAATTATGAGAACGAATTAGATCTATTTCTATTAACTTAGATTCATATTGTGAAAATAATTCTTTGTTATTTAGTTCTTCTTTTTCTAACTCTGTATCTATTTCTTCTATCTCTCTACAAATCTTGCTTTGCATCTCTGCATCTTTTGCAGTTTTGCCATTATTCCTAAACCTTAAATAGTTTGATGCTTCTGTTTTCTTTCTTCTTCTTTCTATAGCTAATAATTTAACTTTACTTAAATGATATTTTTTAGATATTTCAAAAAGTTCATTAGCTAATACTTCTGGTTTGTAATGTATTAAGTTCATTTCTTTTTTGCTATGTAATCACCTATTGCATAAACCATTACAGAAATAAAAACCAAAACCAGAAGAATTAAACCTAACAGTATATTAGTCGTCATCTTTAGGTGTCCACCCAGTATTAAAATCTTCTTTAGCACCACGTTCTGTCATGCCACTATTATCATAAAGTCTTTCAACTTCTTCTTCTTCCATACCTAGCGTTTCCATAATTTCTACATCTGCCATGTGCAGTTCATCTTTCATCTGTCTTACGATATCTGCCATTAGCATTACACCATGAGCACCTCTTGCTCTGTTATGTCTTACTGTCGCCATCATTTGCTCCTCTCTTTTTTTGTTATTTAACCTAACCACTGGAACTTTACCTTCTGTCATTTTAGAAATATCTTTATCTGTACTAGCTAAAGTCCAACGATGAAAACCGTCTACGATTTCGTTGTTCTCTCTTACAACTATTGGTTGTGTCCAACCGTCAGACATTATACTCGTTTTTAAAAGTTTAAGTTCTGGTGGTGGTATGTGATTAGGATTGTAATCATTCGCTCTTAATTCTTTTGCGTCAATCCATTCTACTGCGTTAATCGGTTGATTGAACATCTGCTAACTCCTTTGCATACATTGATTTTCTAGATTCCCATTCCTTAACATTATCTTTAGAGAAATAAGGTTCTAGTTTTCTTCCTTTAAAATCACCACGCACAGCAATCTTTAAAAGAAACTCCCAACTAATACCACTAATTGGATGTGGTGTTTTAGCTAAGATTGGGTCCTTTGTTTTTTCGTAATGTTTCTTAATGAAAGATTGTATTCTTTCACTAATCATTCCCTGTTCTTTTAATGGGAACTTTCTAATCCAGTAGGCTATGTATTCTTCCCATTCCATACCGTCTGGTTTTTTTGGTTGTGATCTATTGGAATATAAAACAGTTAAGGCATGACGAGCTGCCGTATTTGCACCTCTTACCCTGTAACACATCTTATCCCAAATCTCTGGAAAACATTCTTTAAATGTCCAAAGTCCTTCTAGTGGTTCTTCACCATAAGGGGGAGCACATCTTTGAGCAGAATGTGTCATTCCTATTTTTTCCATTACGTCGTAAGCATGGTTATAATCCCACCCAAACTTTTTTGGTGCAGTCCATACATCTGCAGTTTGCCAATCATAAATTGGATATACTTTATAAAAGTTTCCTACGTTATTACTTATAGACTTTTGTTTTCCTGTAGTTTGTAATTTTCTAGTAGGGAAACGAGATATATCCACTCCGTCTTTTACTGCTTCGGACAAGCTCATTTCTTCTTTTGGTTGTATGATATAATTCTCAACTGTTCTTTGTGATACTGCTCTGTATCTAGTTAAACTTTCATCTGCACGTATACCCATAACACAAGCAGTTCTTCCATATTTTTCAACTGGATATAACAAAGGTGCCATAAATGGAATTGATAATCTAGCTGTAGGAATATGTCCGTTATAATTTGGAACTTCTGTTATTGCTTCTGGTGGTAAAGGTCTTACCCATTTATCTTCTGATTCTTTTGCCCAGGGATACCAGTATGGCTCCTTTCTACTACAAGCGTTACGATGAACAACTGGAACACATAACCAACGTAAGTTTATATCTTTTTCGTTGTATGTTCTTCTAACATATTCTTCTGTTTGATAAGGGATAGCTTCTTCATCCCAGTGTACAACATCAAGAGGTAGCCGACCTCGTTGTCTAGCTACCTCTAAAGTTAAATTTAAACATATTGTAGAATCCTTACCACCACTAAACGATACTGATACAGTGTCAAACTGATCAAAGATATTGTTTAGCCTTTCATAGGCAAGTTCTAATACGTTTTTATCTGAGTGCTTTTTTTTCAGTATTGGCATTTGTAAAAATCCAAGCTATTGCACCACTTGATATGCAAGTAAATATTGCACCCCAAACTTTGAAGTGTAATCCACCACCAAAGTTTCCGTAAGCCATCATAGGAGCTCCAACGAATAACGCTGTACATATACCCCAGAACACACCACTTTCAGAAAGTTTACCTTTCCAAATAGTTAGAACCGTTGGTAATAATGTTGATGCTCTTAATGTTCCGTAAAATAAAAATAGATATAGTATTTTCATATCTGGAATATTAGCAATAACTAAACCAAAGATAGCTAAAAACATCATTCCAATTTTTGCGTACCACATTGTGTTTTTAGATTTAAACATTTCTGCAATATCGTGTCCTGTTAAAGAACTGATTGAACATAGAGAGCTATCCAATGTAGAAACCAAACCACTTAAAAGCATAATGGTAAAAGGTACTAAAACCCAGACAGGTAATAATTGCTGAGCAGTAATAACATTAATTAATTGTGCATTACCACCTGCATCTATTCCTAGACCTGCAGCAATAAAACCAATTAGACCTGTTAAAACTGGTACAATACCAAACACAACTGCTGATGTGTAAAATGCTTTTTTGACTTGCCCTTCTTTAATAGAGAAAGTTCTTTGCCAAAATGATTGATCGCCAAATGGTCCTGCAAGTAATCCAATTGTTACTGCAATACCAAAACCATAGAACACTTCAAAGTTAAATGGGTTTCTATATTCACCACTTATACCACCAAGACCGTTCCAGATAGTTTCAAACCCACCACCTGCACCAACAATCCACGGCACAATAACAACGACAACACCCAGTATTAACCACATTTGCCAGTAGTCTGTAAGTATAGATGCTCTAATACCACTTATAAAACTATAAGCAAAAGCTATCCCAGTTAAAATTAAAGTTACTAAAAAGAAATCTAAACCAGTTAGATAACTAATTACTGCACCACCTGCTAATAATTGAACTGCAAATTGACAGATAGCCAAACCAATTAATTCTACAAGATATAATTTTTGTACTCTTGGCGAATATGTTTTTAAAATAAATTGTGAAAGCGTGTAACCTTTAGGAAACATCTCTCTTAGTTTTATAGCAAAGTAAGCAAAGATAACTAAACAAGCTATGTTTGGAACTGTGAACCAAAACAAACCTGCAATACCTTGTTGGTATGCTTTTTGTGTAGCAATAAATAAAGCAGGCGCCCATATCCAAGTAGCGGCCACACTAAAACCACTTTGCCAAAACCCTACGTTTCTATCTGCAACTAAATAATTATCTTTAGTCGTAGACGGTTTTAAAATGTAGATACTAACCATGACCATTAACAGACCGTACAGTACCAACATAATTAAACCTTCACCTTGTGAAAAGATAGTCATGTTTTACTCCTTACATAAATCTACTAAGGCATCACCAGATGTTAGTAGTTTCTTTTGATCTTTGATTTTGTTTAATTTATCAAAAACTATTTTGCGATCAGAAAACTTTAAAGTGAAATTTAGGTTTACATATTCATCTTCTGAAATATTACCTGTGGGTTCAGCTTCAAAATATTCTGCTGTTTTTTCTTTCTGACTTTGTTCTGTAATGTCGGTTAAGTTTTTGGTTAATTGAACTGGATCAACTGACAGAGATTGTAATTCTGCTGAAGTAAATCCTGTTTTAGTAAAATCAAAGTTTAATGCTTCTAGTTCTTTAAACTCAAGTTTTAACAACTCTGTATCCCATTCACCGTCTTGTGGTATTTTGTTATCAGCAATACGATAAGCCTTAATCTGGGCAGGTGTTAAGTCTTTAGCAATTACACAAGGCACTTGTTTCAACCCAAGTTCTTTAGCTGCATAATATCTGGAATGACCTACAACTATTTCGTGTAATTTATCAAGAACTATGTTCTGTTGAAAACCAAAATCCTCAATTGACTTCTTAACCTTCGCAATTGTCCTATTGGATTTACGAGGATTCTGTTCATAAGGAATGATTTTATCAATGTCTATGTATTTGATTTCCATGTTTCCCTTCTAGCAAAAAACGAAACGAAACGCAATCGGTATTCGTCTAACTAAGAGAAAATTGTGGTCGAGCGTAACC